GTATAGCAAACTTCGTCAAAAAATCCGGGCGCACGTTGAAAATTCCAATAAATAATGTTGTAGCCTGAACCATAAAATGAATCCGTAACCGCAACGTTGCTTACGTTCATTACTGCCGCTGAAAAACTTCCCGCAGATTCTGCCGCTAAACTATTTGTTTTTAAATTATTGGCTTGTGATGATCCATTATTTGAATTGCGCAACCTATCCCAAACAAAATTATCACCAACAACAGCAACATTTTTGGTAATGGTCGTGTCCACGCGGAAGTTCGTAGTTACTGTTCCACCACCCGCCTGATAAACAGGAGCAAAGACACTTGTTCCACTCGTAGGCACTTTCATTGGGCCACGGCGGATGGCCATGTAAACGTAAAGGTCGCCACCTGCCTGACTTTGTGCAATAAAACCTGTTGATGTTACGTTGTACTGCCCCAAACCTTCTTCCGTACTGCTTGAGTTAGCCCTAACCGCCCTACCATTGCCACTGCTGTTGGCAGGCAGTCCACGCATAACATCTTGCACCCACCAAGCACTTGCGTTTGATACATTCTTCACCATAAGCCATTGCGGTTCATAGCCAAGGCTAATAGTTGCGTTTCCACTTCCGTCTGCCGTAAAATTCCCGCACGTAATAATATTATCCGTACCAGCTGCACCAAAACCTCCGGCATTACTTGCAAAAAGGTATGCAACATAAGTACTGCCCGATGCATTTACGTCTGTAATAGTTGCCGAGTTTGTGGATTGATAAACAGAAAAAGTTGTAGAACTTACGGCCCCCACATAGCCTGAACCAAAGCCCCCTTGAGTTCCTGAAGTAGAATTTAAATTAAGTACAGCCCCTACGGAATTCCAAAATGTTTTCCAAGCACCCGAATCATCTGTACGTTTAACAATTACTAAACCCGGTGTAGCCCCTAAACTGTGAGAAATAGCGCGGCCTGAAACCCCATCCCCCGTGTAAGTCACAACATCAAAAAATTTTGGTTGCTTGCGAAATGTCCATGATGCGTAAGTGCTACCAAAATACCCCGAAGGGTTGTTTATATAAGCATAATTTCCAACGGAAAATCCACTGCTTGTAAAAGCAGTTAATGTATTAGCGTTTGTGTAATTGCCTATAGTTTCGTTGGTTATCAAAGCAACAGTAGCGCCTCTATTCGTATCAAAAAGTAAATGGTCAGGTGCAGCAGAACCATCTCTACCTTTAACCCAAACCAAGCCACCGCTGCCTGATACATTTATACCATTTGTGATTGTTTGCGACGTTCCGTTACCCGTGTAAAGCCACGTTGAAAAAATATCTTCAATATAAACAGGGATAAAGTTGGAAGTGCCGTAGAAGTTTTGAATAGACAACGCACCACTACTTGGCACAGCGCCATACGTACCCGACGTTCCCGCAGGCACCAATCCACCACCTGCATAGTATTCATTCATGCCAATAGGGTTAGCGCCGCCAAACTCAGTTTGGATGTCTGTAAGCGCCAGAGGGCCGGATGATGGCAATGTCATGTGTATTCCTTATGGTGTTCCGTAAGCAGTTACATTTGCAATGGTTGTCAAATTACCGCTGCTGTCCATACTTGCAATTGTAGTTGCGCCATATTTGAAAACAAGCTTACCGCCTGATTCTTCAATGGTGAAGTTTGTTGTGGTCAGACTTGTAACACTTCCACTAAGTGTAATGTTACCCGTGCTAGTTACAGTGCCAGATAGCGAAAGCCCATTAGCCGATCCTGTACCACTTACAGATGAAACAGAACCACCACCTGTACCCGCTCCAATGGCTGTGCGGAAAGATGCAGCATCCAAAGCAGATACCGTATTGTCTGCGTTGAACTGAGGAAAAGTTACCGCGCTAGGGTTGGTAATGGTGAAAAGGTTTGCGCCCAACGTAGTCGCACCAAGATTGGTACGTGCGCCGGAAGCTGTCGATGAACCTGTGCCGCCTTCAGTAATTGCCAAGTCCGTGCCAAGCGTTAGAGAAGACAGATAGTTGATAGCCTCAACCACGTCTGTGCCGTTGTTGTACACCATGCAAGCTTTACCCGCAGGGATTGCTACGCCCGTCAGACCGCTAACCTTGACTGTGACGGCAAAGCCACCCACAGAGTTATTCAGGATGATGTACGGCTTTTGGATTGCAGGGACGTTTAAAGTACCGGCTGCGCTCAGTGTGGCAGTGATGTTTAAACATGCTGCACGGGCATCTTGTGCTGCGTTGGTATTGGTCAGCGTCAGGGTGCAAACGTTAGTGGTGAAGTCTGCTGTGTCCAGCGTAGCCATGCCAACGATAGCCTGCTCAATTGCAGTACCGACGTTAGTGTTGACAATCGGCCCCCACGTACCGTCATTACCACCAACTTCAATGATCTCAAACTTGAGCGCGGAAAACGTATTTGACATGGTTAACTTTCAGTAGGTTTACGCCTTACTTTTTATCTGCGGCGCTTGATGGGGGTGGGCGAATACCGTTTTGTTGAGCAGCTTGAAAGTCTTGACCTAACTTGCTCAGTCGCATGAACAGATCAATACACTCACCCAATTGTCCGGCAGACAACTGCTTCATGATAATATTGAAATCTTGTACGGTTACTTCGCCAATGTTGATTTTGTCGTTCATGCAGTTTCCCTACTAAGGTGTTGGTGGAGTTGGTGTGGTTTCAGCCCAAGGTAAATCAGGCTGAGTCACGGGGTCGATTTTAAGCGCGATCTGCTCTGCAATTACACCATTTACGTGCTGCTCGTATGAACCTGTAATCAACGGCTGAATCCAGCCAATCACAATTTCTTGGGTTAATTGGTCGTAGGGGATGAAGTTTGGCTGCGCTGGATCGGGATCAAGAGGTGTAGCACCGCTGAATGTGCCGGTGTTGCCGTTCTCATCTGTACCAATTTTATTCCAATAGGTCTGAACAACGTAGTCGGCTTCGGAGCCAACTGTGGTTACTTTCATGCCGGTGACGGCCCATGTGTATGTGATAGCCATTTTTAGATCCTTGCTTCAAGAGATTTAACACGAGTTGATAGTGAGGCCACGGCAGCAAACGCTAGAGCACTGAGCTTTTCGTAGTCTACCGCGAGTGAGCCATCCGGCCTAGTGCGAACTGCAACTGGGAACACTTTGAGAACATCTTGGGCAATTACACCAAAGTCTTCTTTTTGGATGAAATAGCCGTCTTCCCCGCCATGTTCTTCAATGTACTCATTCGTCCAATCAAACAGCTTGCCGCCAATGCTTTCTACAGTTTCCAAAGCGTTGGGGATGTCCCGCACATTTGTCTTGAACTTGATGTCCGAAGAATAGTAGGCCGTGACGTTAGCCGTTGCGCGAATTTCGCCTGTTGTACCTGACCCCCCAGTACCGACACCCAACGTAACAATTTGAACGTTGTTTAAATTGGATGTGCTTGCAGGGTCTACGTAATAGCCGGTGTTGTCGTAATCGTAGAAAATGGGGGCGCGGTGGCTGTAAATTGAATACGACCAATTACCACCAACCCCAATACCAAAATACTGAGTGCCGTCAATATCATAAAAACGATGGCCACCATAAGCTTGGCTTGCGTAGTATTGAATGCCGGTGTACCACTTAAACCGCAGCTTTGAGTAATTGCCGCTGTAGCTCTCTAATTCCGTCCGGATGGAATAATTGGGGGTATCGCTTGTTGACCCAAAGGTTAAAACACCCGATGAAGCAACGTCGTATACAGTGCCTGAAGCGTAGCCAATCAGTATGGTTTTTTGGCTTGATGTGCTATTAGGGTCTGTGTAGAAAGCGGTGTCGTTGCTGTCGTAGAAGATGGGGGCACGGTAGTCACCGCTAGTTGTGTACGTTCCTGTACCACTGCCTTTGTTTGTCAGGTTGGCAAAATCTACTGAACCGGCTGAGCCGCTTGTGCTGTCTGAAATACGCGCAGAGTCAACACGAACACCATAAGTAGAACTACCGTTCCAACCCATCAATGTTGGGTAAGTAGACGACCAAGCTACAGATGCATTTGTGTTGTTAACCGCGCCGCCGCTTGGGGAGGTGCTTGCCGAAGCATCAAAAATAACGTGCCCGTTAGCGTAGTTCTTCCACGCCAACATACCAACAACGTTACCAAGAACTCCCGTACCACTCCAGTTACTTTGACCGCTAGACAATGCAGTTGCTGTTGCCGCGTTACCGGAAGTGGAGCTAGATGTAGAAGCGTTACCATTTAAGCTGGCAGTAATCGTACCGGCAGAGAAGTTACCCGAAGCATCGCGCAGCACAATCTGGTTGGCTGTGTTTGAGCTTGAAGCGGTGATGGTCGCGCTGTTTGCTTGGCTTGTGATTGACCCAGCAGTTGTTGCAGACGTAGCTGTTGAAGCGTTACCTGACAACGTGGCTGTAATCGTACCGGCGCTGAAGTTACCAGAAGCATCACGAGCAACAATTGCTGAACCTGTATTTAGGTTGGTAGCGTTAGACGTTACTGTAAATGTCTGAGCAGAAGAGCCGTTGAACGTAGCCGATCCAGACAGTCCTGTACCAGACGTGGCAAGTGTAAGGCTGTTAGAAACCTGAGTTGCAGTTGTAGCAGTTGTTGCGTTACCTGACAGAGCCGCAGTGATTGTGCCCGCAGAGAAGTTACCGGAGACATCGCGGGCCACCACTTTAGAAGCTGTGTTTGCAGACGTAGCATCAACTGTCCATGTCTGCGCAGAAGAACCGTTAAACGCGCTTCCAGTTAAATAAGTTCCGGCGCTAAGCGAGTTTGAAACTTGTGTGGCTGTTGTAGCAGATGTTGCACTTGTAGCCGTGGCTGCGTTACCACTGATTGAAATGCCCCATGTGCCCGTAGCGCCAGTACCGCCCGTGGATGGAGCGCCTACTGTGTTGTAGGAGATTGTCCGTGCAGTCGAGCCATTAAACGATGTGCCTGACGCATCACCTGAACCGCCGTTGTTAAACGTGACAGAAGCAGGGGTAGAGATCGCAGAGTAAGCAAACGCAGAACCGTTCCAATTCAAATACGTACCGGCTGTTGTGGGCGCAGTAATAAACGCCGTTGTAGCTAGGGCTGTGTTGTATGGAATCTGATTGGCTGCGCCACCAGAAATGTTTGTAGCCGCAGTTGCGGTTGAGGCATTACCAGACAAGGCCGCTGTGATTGTGCCAGCGGCAAAGTTACCAGACGAGTCACGAGCCACTACCTTAGAGGCCGTGTTAGTCGCAGTTGCGTCAACGGTTGCTGTTACAGCAGCAGAGCCGTTAAAACTTGTGCCCGTCAGGTATGTACCCAACGTCAGCGCATTCGCCACAGACCCAGCCGATCCAGAAATGTTGCCCGACACAGCCGAGCCACTGATAGCGATGTTGGTGTTTGTGACACCCGTGATCTGGCCTTGAGCATTGACCGCAAACACGGGAACCGCAGAAGCAGAGCCGTACGTGTTAGCTGAAACACCTGTGTTGGAGATGTTGAATGTGGTGGCAGGTGAAAGGTTTAGACCTGTACCGGCTGTGTAGACCTGCGCAGAACTGATCTGTGCAAAGGTGATGTTTGTTGTACCAAAAGTAATGGTGCCAGTTGTTGTACAAACGTAAGTCTCGCCCGCGCCTGTGTTGCCGTTGGTAACGAAGAACGCATCGTTGTAACCCAAAGCATTGGGGTCACGCAGGCCATACGTATCAGCATCGGCAGTGCGTGTCAGTACCCAATTAGTTGAGCCATCACCTACGGTGGTGACTTCGTAGACGCCATTTTGCGTAGCGTTTGTCTGGTTGTATATCAGTACGCGCTTGCCAACGGTCATGAGTATGCCGTCAACAGTCAACGCAACTTGCGTACCCGCATTTGTCAGTGTAGCGCCAACCCCAGAAGCGCCATTGTTGTATGTAGCGTTTAGGTTGCCCGTGGTGTTTGGGGACTCCACATACACAGGCTCGTGGTATGAGATACCTTGTGTAACCAAACCATCTACGTACTGCTTGTTGGCAATGTCTGTGTTAGATGCTGGCGTTGTAGAAACTGTACCGGTTGTCAGTGCAGCAGATGTGGCTGTAATTGCGCCAAACGATGTAGCGTTAACCACGTTGGAAGCGTCTTCGTATACAGACTTCTCCGATGGGTATGTGACAAAAACATCTTTTGGATTGGCAGCAAAATTTACTAAGGAGCCACCATTACTTGATGATAAAACCGTTGTACGAGACAGCGTTGTGCCAGAAGAAGTGTACGTACCAATACCAACTTCCCAATCACCTGTGATTGAGTCTGCGATGGCGTAGTACGTTGTGTTGCCGTTGCCTACAGCGGCAAAAGATTGAAACCCCGTTACCGCGCCAGCAAGTGTCAGTGTTCCTGTACCAGCGGTGGTAGAGGTTTCCTTGACCCGATCTTTTAAAACTAAAGCCATTTTGAATCCTTATGACGGAATATCCGTCCAGCCGGGGTTTTGTGTATCGTCGATATTTTGCCAGTTTGGGGTTTGGCTGTCATTAACTTCCGCCCAAATTAACACGTCACCAAGCGAAACAACCAACTGCAATCCCGATACATTTGCGTTGACCGTTTTTATGACGGATTGGGTGGCCACAGCAGATACAAACTCAGCAATAGAGCCTGCAAACACAACCCGCGAAGTAACTGCATCTAAAGCAGAGGCGCTTTCTGCAATAGCCACCTGAAGAGACAGGCCGCGCTGCATTGAGTCTTGACCTGACGCAGCTTCAGCAATAGCGGCAACAAACGAGGCGGAAGTTGTGTACGCATCAATACCAGAAGCAGCTTCAGAGATAGCGGCGGCAAAATTAACTTGCGAGGAAAAAACTGCGCTTGCAGAAACACCTTCAGCCATAGCTGCCGCAAATGCTACTTGAGAAGCAAAAGAATCAGCACCGGATGCGGACTCTGCACGACTTGCTAGGAAAATAGCGTTTGCAACAATAGCGTCTAAAGCACTAGCAGTTTCAGAAATAGTGCCGGGGTATGTACCCAAACTAGAAACAACATCAATACCAGAGGCTGTCTCAGCAATACTACCGGGATAAGTACCGAGGCTAGAAACAGTATCCAGTCCACTTGCAGCTTCGGGTAAAGACACATTGAATGTATTGTTCAGCGTGTTTACAACATCCACTCCAGAAGCAGTTTCTGCGTTTGTAGCTACAAAATCTGATTGGACAGAAACCGAGTCAATACCAGAAACGTTTTCCTGAATTAAACCGCCGGCAGTAAAAATAGAATCTACGGTGTCAACACCTGATCCTGTTTCGGAAATAGCAACGGCAAACGTGCTGCCCCCTTGAGAGGCAAACGGCGCTTGCGCAAAAGCTACATCCCCGAACATACCTTATCAGGTCGCGGTCAATGAGAATTGATATGTGACGTTCAGTGTATCGCCAGAAGCAACAGACTTGTCGCCGCCAGTAAAATCACCTTCAGAGAACAAAATACCGGATGTACCAGTACTTGCGCTGGTCAAGAAAGCGCCAGCAATAGTAGCTGTAGCGTTCATTGTGAATGAAGAAGGCGATGCAGAGTTTGTAATCACTGATGGGTTTGCTGTTGTAGCTGAACCAAAAGTAACTGCTTTGCGGTTACCTGTGTAGGCGGTGCTTTCTGTCCAACCAGCGTGTGAAGCCAAAGTGTCCGCTGCGGCAAATGTTGTACCGGAACCGGGGCCTTCAACCAAACCAAGATACCAAGTAGTAGTCTGTGCAGTACCGGCAAAATATGCGCCGTTCATGTTGGCCAAACCTTGGTTGACCACCAAGTTGTGGAATTGGTCAGTCCATTTAACTTGACCATCTGGGCCTATACATTCAACTGTGTAAACACCACCAGCACCGACGGTTTCGCCGAGTGCAGGACGGGTAATTAAAGAGGCTGACACTTGGTCTTTTGCAGAGCTGAATTCCATGATTATTCCTTAAGAGATGCGCACGATGGCGCTGTTGGCATCGGGAGTTGGGAAGATGATTTGAAAGGTGTCATTGCTGACAGTTTTATCTGAACCGAAGTCCAAAACCGCAATAGATTTATTGCCCTGTGTAGAGTTGTAAATCAAAGCTGCACGCGCAGTAAATGTGGCATTTGTCCAAGTTGTATTGGCGAATGAGATATATGCCGTTGGTACTGCGTTTTGGTTTGGGCCAGATGTAGGAGACACACTGATAGTCAAAGTATTACCACCAGCCGTATACCCCGTGCCGCTTGAAGATACTTCGTTGCTTGTGCTGTAAATTGTCGTATCGGCGTTTAAATCCGCATTGCCGGTGTACAGAGCAATTTTAAAGGTGTTTGGAGATGTAGGGCCAAAATTGTGAACAGCTTGGAGTAGCTGAATCTTGCAACTTGTGGTTACTGTTTGAAGAATGCTCATGATACTTGTACCCGTGTCTGGCCGTCGCGGTAAGCGTCAGCCCGTTGTTTGCCATCACCCAAGTTCTTCAGCAGAGCAATAGCCTGCACATAACGATCTTGCGCAAGCTTGACCATGTCGCCTTCTTGACGCATATAGACAAACGCTTCGCAGATTGTCCCATACAACAGCGTTGAATCAAAATTATCACCAAGCCAAGTTGTGCTTGCTGTAACAATAGACTCTGGGTAATAGTAATAATGCAACTCGGCCATGTAACCCAAGTTGGGCGTTGGGCCAACAATGAACGACAACTCGTTTACATCGTTAGTCTGCGGGCCAAAAATAGCGTAGTGCTGCGGCTCTCCGCGAGTGGCTGTCTGTGGATATGCTTCACGGATGAAGTTCACATCTTTGTTCAACAAAAACAGATAGTCGCCTTGAAAGATGATTGCACCTGTCACTGTGCCTGAGTTGGCTTGTGTCAAATACACAGTCGTACCGGTCACTGCGCGGACGTATGTGCCAGAAGGAATGTTTGTGCCACTGACTGCCTGACCTGCGGCAATCCCTGTTGCGCTTGCCACTGCAACTGTAAACTCACCTGATGTGCCGGTAGCGGTTGTGCTGATAACCGGGTAAATGGCTAGACTGTATGGCGACAAAAAGTCATTTGGGCAAGCCAAGTACTTATTGCCAGAAGTCAATGAACCTGTCACATTCTTTCGCAAGTTAGCAATCTGCACCGTGTTGTAGATGCGCTGCTCCGCCTGCTGAATGAACGTATCCATATCAACAGTTGGGAAAGTGTTTTCGCAATAATCGCTTACTGCGGTGACAAGCTCACTGTAATTCATGCCATTGGGCCTCGTGCCATTACACCTTTAGTAGCTGCACCTGTGCCGCGAACCTTGATACCGCTAGTCTTTGTAGCAGGCTGATTGCGACGAGTTACTGCACCAACAGACATATTGACTGTGCTTGCGTTACTATGGTTTGGGCCACTGCCGGGATTCTCAGAAGCACTAACAGCTTTACCCGTCATGGTGTGTGGCTTGGCATAGACTTTGGCATCGCCAACTTCTTTGCCCATTACTTTTTTGCTAAATGTTGCCATGATGACCTCACTTTTGGTTGTTGGCGCGGGCCATGTTGCGACCTACGGCACGCATAGCTTGACCAGTTACACCTTTGGTCTTCTTGCCGCCCATAGTTTCTTTGGCTGTTGGGCCGCTGTCACCGTAGTTTTTGCCAACGGTTTTACCCTTTTTAGCAATGCCGTCTGCTGATCGTGTGAATGCCATTTTTAGCTCCTAGTTAAACCAAAAATTGGTTTGATTTACGATGATTTTCCGCTGCCGGAAGTATTTGCAAATTATGCGGCACATGAAGCCCTGACACAAGCCTTCCCTGCAACGGAATTATATGATCTACGTGCCATTTAAAGCCAAACATTTTTGTACGCAACTCAGCTAATTCGTAAGCCTGCTCCATCATCCAGACGTCGTCAACATCTAACCAATTCGGAGTTCGGTCAAGTTTTGCATATTGGTATTTACGCACATTTGCCGAAATTTTGGACTTGTTGTTTGCAGCGTACTGCTTATCTGACGCTTTCTTTTTATCTGGGTTTGCCGCGTAGAACTGTTTTACCCGTATTTGTTCTTGCGCTTTAAAGGTGGGATTTGCGTATGCCTGAGCATATTTTGACTTGACGTACTCTTTGTGGCAAACCTTGCACCACCAAAACAAGCCATCTTTGGCCGAGCTCTTTTTGTAGAACTCAGCTTCCAGTTTGTCTGTTTGGCACTTATTACAGGTTTTCATGATGAGGTTGTGGTCACGGTTACTGTACCAACTTGTGCGGCTAATGCCAAGTAGTTTGGCGTTAAAGCTGCATCAAAATTTCTGGATCCACCAACTGGATTCCAGCCCCACTGAATATCTCGTGAACCACCCGCCGTAAAGCCATTAACGTTAACGCCAGAAGTGACATACGTTGTGTCTCTGCGAGGATTGCGCAAAGCTTGCGGATCATCCACAGGGAATGTTCCAAGCATTAACTGAGGCTGGTCAGGATCCCAACATTCAGAGCATACCAACAATTGGTATTTGCGCTGCTTAATGACTTCCGTCCTAAGATGCTTCAATTTGTATTGCTGGCCACAACGATCGCATTCCGCAATCGCTATTTTGCCGGAAGCAAACCTATTGCCCATTAGTAGCCTCCGCCGCTACCAATAAACATTTGACGCGGAACAAAACGAACTGCTGCTTTTTCACGGTCTTCACCAGCTGCAATTTCAAACGTTTCGTCGTAAATTTGCTTGAGCATTTGAATGCGTGGCATTAAATCTGGTGTCTTAACAGCAATGTGATAAGCCAATCCGGCCGTCAAAGCTGGCAAGAAACGGAAATTCATGTCAGAAGTTTCAATACCGTGGCCAGCATCTTGCACTCGGCGCAGTCTCCAGTACACAAACTGGTATGGCGTACTGTTATCTGGCGTTGGCCAAACTGTTACCGCTGGCAATTGAGGAACAAACACGGGTGTTGCAACGTTGTGAGACGCAGCCGTTGTGTTGTTCTGACCGCGGAATACGCCACTAAGCACATTTCCGCTGATGTATGTGTAGTAAATGTCTTCTGTATCAAGGCGAATAAAGCCAGATCCAGCTAGCCCAACCACCGAGTTAAGCGTGATCGTGGTGTCTGTTGAGGTGACGGCCGTTGCAACAACTGCCGCAGTCGGGTTAACTTCGCCAGAAAGTCGCTGAACCCAGACTTGAATTGGGCGAGCCTGCTGGAGTTTGTTTGGGATTGTTGCATAGGTTGAGACGCTAATGCGTGTAATCGTCAAGTCAGCTTGCGTTGAAGCGGTATTCTGCCCAGTGCGAATGACTTGCTCAAGCAAATCAATGGTATCTGTTGGTAGCGCATACGTGGCCAATCCCGGAGTCAGGTTAATAAACCCCTGCTCCATCGTCCACATATTGATACCCTTGTTCTGCCACTCAATGGTCATTAGGTTCATAGAACGACGAGCTGTGCGCAAGTCGTAACCAGAACGCATCTCACGGCCCGCACGCTCCCAAGCTTCCTCGGCGATTTCCGTGAAGTCCATATTGAAGAGGGTTGAGCCGGTAGTGGTCATTTTTTAGCAGTCTTTGCAGAGTCAACAAATGCCTGAGCTGTAGGCGAACCCTTGGCTCCGGGCTTACGCATCTTTTCATTAGAGCCAGCAGCGATACGTTTGCGTTTGGCATTGATGTTGGCATACAAGCCAACAGCACCACCTTCAGCATACTGCGTAAAGTCAGTGTCATCCCTACGCGCTTTACGCACGCCTTTGGGCATTTTACTGGGAGAGATGGCTCCCATACCGCGGCTGGCCATCATGATTTAGCACTTTCCGCCGTAATTCATTTTGACCATTGTTCCCTTGGTTTTACCCTTGGTAGCAATACCGTCAGCACGTTTAGAGGCAGAAGAAACCTTACCGCCTTTGGCCATGCCTTCAGATGTAACGGCGCGATTGTATGCAGCATCCGCAGCTTTAGCAGCAGAGCGATCTTTCATCATCTGACGAGCTTCGCGTTCAGCTGGGCTGCGCTTTTCGTCGTTCATCTCTGCAACAGTTTTAGGATTAACAAAGCCACGGCCTGCGCCAGCTTCGCTTTTACCCATCATTCGATCAAGTAAACCCATGTTAACTCCTTAGCAGGCTTTGCCGCCTTTAGACATTTTAATCATTGTGCCCTTGGTTTTGCCTTTAGTAGCAACACCATCAGGAGTCTTGCCGACTTTTACTGCACCCATCTTGGAAGCAGCAACGCCACCCTTGGCCAGCTTGGTCATTGACTCACCTTTGTGCAAACGGCCTTCGTGTTTGTTCACGGCCTTTTGCATCATTTTCTTGTCCATCTTTACGTCTTCGTGTTTCATATCGCCACCTTTAGAAAATTTCTTGCCCTTATCGGCACTTACAAACTCTTTGCCCACTGATACGGGCACTCCAGCTTTCTTAGCAAACGATGGCGAATGTGCAATCGCGGCCATGAAATTGTGTTGCTTCTTACTTACGCTCGGCATCATTATCCTTTTTGTCTAATGAGCTGGTCAATCTTTTCTTCAAGCCTGTTAAAGCGTTGGTCAATGTGGTCAGAAATTCTTTGAACTTCTGCTTTAGTAATGAAATCACGATGATTTTCCTCTCGTGTAATGTTGAGGAGTCGCTCAACTCGGCGTAGCTCTGAAGCTACTTCTTTAACTTCAGCTAGCTTTTCACGAATGATAAAGCCCCCCACCCCAAGGATGATGGATAAAACTGCTGACCAAAGAATCTGCATGTCCATTTAGCAGTTCCACGCTCTAAGAGCTTTGTTTATGCGTGAGTCTGGGTCTTTGGCGGTCTTGGCGGATGTCAACTTCTTTTTCATCCCTTCCATCCTCGCACAGAAAGAGTCGCGCCGGGAGCCGCCTTCGGGCTGGGGCGGTTTCAAATTCATGCCTTGCTTTTTCGCGGAGGCTCGACCCTTGGCGTTCAATCCGCCCTTCTCCGATTTGCCTTCTTTTCTCTGCCATGCTGGACTCTTAGCCATTTGCTACTTTCAGTTTGGATTTGCGAATAGCCTCCAACAAAGGCAATACAACCTCTTCACGGAAGTTATTTTCAAACGTGTCTGTACCAACATGCGGGAGACTAATGTCTACGTCCGCATAGATCTTGAAGCCATGCTCAGCTGCTCGGTCGCAGAACAAATAGTCTTCGCCAAGATAGTGGCCATCTTTAATTTCAAAATCAAAGACGCTGCAAACCTGCTCGCCCTTAAAG